ATACGAATTTAATTTAAAAAAAAAATATATTCGTATATTAAATAAAAATGTCTGGAGCTGTAGCTGCTCATGCTTCGTATAATGGAAGCGGGACCCAGGGTCTTGCTGTTACAAATAAAATAAGTGATTCTTCGTCTGGTGATGTAACGTCTGTTTTTTGGAACGAGAATGATACTACCCGTCAGTTATTGTATGGTTCTACCACTCTAGAGGTCCCCACATCGGGTTCTGGTAAAAATGCATCGTGGGGTGGTAGCCAGATTTTCACCGTTAATAATGATATTGATTGCTTAGGCGATATGTATATGTCTCTCATTGTTGAGATGAATCAGCCGGCTACTTCCGCGCCCACGACTCCAGAAAGCAGTCTTGTTGTCCTCCCCGGTGGTTGGGGGTATCAATATGCTGACGGTGCGTCTGCTACTACCGAACTACACGCCAGAGAAGCCGCTAGCCAGGGAATATCCTTCACCACCCCGGCAACGTTCCAGGGGCGGACTAGCCTTAATTCGTACCAGCTCTTCGAATCTACTCAGTCGGACCAATCCTACACCTCGATGGTGTCGTCCATGGACCTGATCGACGGGACTTCGGGGAACAAGCCGTCGACCATGGGGCCGCGCGCCTCTCTTAATGGCTACACGACGGATGGAGGCTCGCCGGGTGGCACCACGACGGGTCAAGAAGGAGGTACCCTACTAGCTAGCATCTTATCGCGCATCGACATCAACAAGGCTGACGAATCCTACTCAGGTGGTTATTTCAAGAAACTAAAACCTGGTGAAACTCACACTACATATCGCCTCGATAAGGCGAATCAAATTTCTGAAGCTTACCAGACGTCTCCGCCAAACGGCTGGGCCTGGATAGACGATAAAGTACAGATTGTAGATTTCAATATACATGACCTCGGTGAGATGGTTAAATTTTATAACGATCCTACAACTTATAAGGTATACGGTTTTGACACCTGGGGGGATGACATCACGTGGAACGCCGTCGCCACCACCGGCGCTCAAATAACGGCGGCTCAGTGGGAGACTGCAATTGCGGCGGGTAGACAGCCAGGGGGTGAGAGAATGACGCTTGATGATGCTATAGAGGCTTACAATTGGTACCAGGGTACCGTGTTTATGAATCTCCCATTGGGTGGTATCCAAAACCGGGCCATTCATGGTGTACAAGACTTGGTAGAAGTAGGGGCTCAAGTGACGGCAGCCCAGCCCGATATAAAAAACCCTAATTGGGATGCCCTTTTTAGAAGCGTTCCTGATCAGGCAGACCTACCACCATCAAATTATCTCGTCGATGGATGGGGGGATTCTACACTTAAATCTAGAGTTAAGTTCCCCCTTGCCAATGTAATCAAGAGAGTAGAATTTCAGGTTGGTACCCAGATCTGGCAGACACTAGAATACAATGATTTACTATCTATTAACGCCACTGAGATTAGCGAGAGTTCTTATGACCGTCTAGGTCTCCAGACTTCCGGTTTTGTTAAGGGAGATGGCTCGCGCGAGGCTCCAGGTGTTCCATCGTGGTCTCCCGGAAAGAAATATCAGGCTTTCATTCCTCTTAAGATGCTTACAAAGACTCTAGGTTCCCAGTTAGAGAATTTCACTCAGAATTCTGAGGACGGTTATCTAATGGCGGCTGCCCCTCACCAGAATGTTAAGATTAAGGTCCATTATGCTAACTTTTCGGATATCTGGGATACCACAAATCCTACGAGAGCTTACCCTGCTTACACTGCAGATGTTATTGACAAGTTCCAAAGACGTATAGGAAATGGACGCTTTGTATCTAATGCGGCTATTGATTGGACCCCCAGTGCTACTCTAACAACCAAATTGTATGCCCAGCATATGATTATGTGTAACGAGGAGCGTGAGCAGATGAAGAATATGCCAAACGGTATCCCCAAGCGCCTTAAGATGACACAGAATGTTAATACCATGATGCCCCAGAAGATATACCCCGATCAGCCCGTTATTATCGATCTAGATCACTATTCTCTTTATGCGTCTCATTTAATAATTAGCGCTTCTTTCATAGGTATGGGTGGAAAGAATCAAAAGAGTGCCCCAAGCCTAAAGCACGCTGAACTCAAACTCAACTCGTCTTCCTTTTCCGGTCAGCTAGATGGTGAATTACTAAAGGGTATTACAAATAAATCTCTAGGTTTATATGCCAACGACTTCGCTATTGATAAGCAGGAGCTAGATTCTAGCATGGGTTACTATGTATTCCCTCTAGCTTCTCGTCAGGGCGGCGGCTCGTCGATTCCCCTCAATCGTTTCGATAATATTCGCCTAAGTCTTACTTTTACTCACGAAGAAATTACAGCTTCTGGTTTCGCCATCCCACAGGGCACAATCAATGTGACATGTGTTGGTGAGACAACAGGTCTTTACAAGAACGGAGCGGCTTCGCTCGCCATGTATTAAATACATATTTAAGAGTTAAATATATAATAAAATTAATATACGAATTTAATTTAAAAAAAAAATATATTCGTATATTAAATAAAAATGTCTGGAGCTGTAGCTGCTCATGCTTCGTATAATGGAAGCGGGACCCAGGGTCTTGCTGTTA